AAAGATTGCCTCATGTGGTGGGATGCGGTCCCGTTGGAGTTCAACACGCCTCCGCTGGATTACGAACACATGATTCGTAAGTATTTCGACTACTTCGTGTGTGCGTGGTGCTTCACAGATTGGCGGTTTATAATTTGGTCTGACCCGGCGTAAGCAACTATAACCATTAACATTTCTGCCCTCTTCGCTATCGGGATGAAGGGGGCAGAAACGAACCCTCTATGGCCTGTCCGATTCAGGTGCCCGGAGAAAGGAGAAAATGAAATGAGTGTACCGAGAGAATTTAGAGCTTATGTTGCAAGTGAACTTGGCTGTATCCCCGGAGAGGTCGCCGTTCTTGTCGCGAGTAGGTCGAGCACGATGGGGACTTTCATGACTAACAAGGGCGTCACGTCCGGCTCAATTTACACATCCATCTATGAAGCTGAAAATACAAAAGTTAC